TAAATTCCATATATATTAGCTATCCTTATATTCCCTCGCCTATTGTCTAAAATTTCACCGTACCATTCGAGCCCAATTTCTTTAATAATATCTCCTTTCTTAATATTATTTGATAAAATTGTTTCGTTAGTTAAAGTAGCATTATTGAAAGCATCTTTTATTTCTTTATGAGTTTTTAGTTTCAATTTTAATTTTTCCTCCTTTTTTTATTTTTATTTTTATTTTTTGCCTAAGTATCAATTACTTTTTAATTGTTTCAAAGCTCGAAACCAAACCTAAGTTTGTTTAATAAATAAAAAAATAGCCTAAACTTAGTTAGTTAAAATTTAGGCTATTTTATTTAGAAGTTATTTTAATATAGGATCAATATTTTGTAAAAAATAATCTTGACCGCATGTTTTATCGGCTAGGCAAATTTCAAGTAATCTATTTATATTTTGTTTAACGATTGGAATTGAAACATAAGACCATCCTCGAAATCTTGCCTCTTGCCTCCAAGCATTATTATCTATTTTGTTTTTTGCGATCAATTTCACGGAAAGCTTAGATTTTTTAGTGATGTGGAAAGGTGATAGGCAAATTAGAAATTTCATTTATTTTTTTTTTCCTCCTTTTTTTATTTAATAGTTTTCAATTTTGAAATTTCAAGATTGAAAGTAAACTTTTTAAATTTTTGAAATCAAGTTATATAATTTTATTATATTTTACCATATATATAACCTATATTCAAATTTTTTTAATTTGGTGGCCGGTATAGTTTTTATGATTTGTTTATTGAATAGAGAAAAGGCAAAAATGAATAAATAAGGTATTAAATTTTAACAATTTTTTTAAAGTAATATAAAAGTATTAAACTGAGTTTATTGGCCGGTAAAATAGTTTATTTTGTGATTTGGTGGTGGGGTAATTTGAATTATTCAAATTTGAAATTTCAAGATTGAAAGTTTATTGTTATAGTGAGATATGAGATATATCTATTATTACTTAATATATATATATATAATTATTATTATAAGTAAGAATGGTAAAAATTTTGAAATTTTTAGGCCTATAAAAATTATAGCTATAAAAAATATTGACTATTTTTTATATATATGTATAATAAAAAATAAGCTATAGTTTTTTAGCAAGGTAAAAAACTAGCTTATAAAAAATCTAATAAAAAAGAGGTATTAAAAAAATGATCAATGTTAGTAAAAAAGGGAATGTTGTTGCTAGGTATGAAAAGGTAGAGATAAAAAACGTGAATGATAAAATATCGGTAACGGCTGAACATGATAAATTAGGAACAGTAAATTTAGACTATAGTTTAAACCTAGAAAAAGTTTTAAGCTTAGCAAGTCGAATGTTGAATAATGATATTAAAAATTACCTTAGGCAGTTGGGTACTGTGAGTACGAAAAAGGTTGAAAGCAAATATAACGAATTGGCCAACTTTGCTAAGTTGTCTCCGGCAGAGCAAAAAGCCGAGTTGCAAAAAATGCAAAAATTAATTGCTGAAAACAAACAAGCTTGAAAACTAAACTAGCTTAAGTTTTAACTAGCTAAAAAACTAAACTAGCTATTTATTTCCCTTGCAAAATAGATAGCTAGTTTTTTTTTATGCCTATAAAATAGATAGCTAGTTTTTTTTAGGCCTATAAACAAGTATAACTTTTAAAAGTAAGGGGTATTAAAATATAGTTTATTTTTTTTTTATGGTTATTTATATGCTAGTAGCAATTATTCGATTTTCGTACTTTATGTTGGGAAACAATAAACACTATTTAACGATATTTAACCATAGTTAAGAATAAAAAACCGCCCAGCCCCCTGCCCTCAAAGACAAAGTAACCTGTTCAAATTTGAACATAAAAATATAACACTTTCATACTTTAAACAATTAAATTTGACAAATTGCCTATAATATGGTATATATAATATAACGAAAATCGTAATATTGTTACTAACAACTATTCAAACTTAAAAAATTCAAACTTAAAAAATTCAATTTTGAAAAGAGGTATAATATGCCTAAAAAAAGAGAGAAAATTTATTCCAAAGATGAAAAAGGTAGACCTATTATAGTTCAAATGACTTCAAAATATCGTGAAATAATGAGAAGGCAAGTAGTGGGACAGACTAACGAGCAAATAGCTAATGAGGTTGGAATAAGTCTTGCTACGATAAAAATTATTTCTCGTTCTCCTCTTTATATAGCGGAAAAAGAAAAAATGGAACAAACTTTAAATGAAAAGATAGTAGATAAATTAGCTCAAGATAAAATAGAAGATTACGTAACGCTAACCCTTAGAAGAGCTAGTGTTAAAGCTGCGCAAGCTAATGTAGAACTTTTAGACTCGGCTAATTTAAATATTAGGCAAAAATCTGTTTTTGATATATTAGATAGAACAGGACATAAGGCGAAAGACCATTTAATTTCAGAAGGAACTTTAAAGCTAGAAGGAGAAATTATAGATGATTTAAGAACAGCGTTAGGAGATATAAAAGATGATAACATCGGAAATGATGAACAACGCAGACCGTCTAAGAACACTGGCTAGACAAAACCTATATTTTTTATCTAGAGGAATTCTAGGTAAAGGTAAAGATGACAAAATGACCAAAAAGGTTCATATGCCTTTGTGTGGTTTTTTACAAGATATGCAAAAACATAGAAAACTAATTGTCTTGCCTAGGAGTTTTCTTAAAAGTTCTTTAGGTTGTATTATGCTTGTTATTTGGTTAATTATTAATAATCCCGATGTTCGTATTCTTATAACCTGTTATCGAATAGAAACTGCTATGCAACATCTCAGAACTATTAGACATATTTTTGAGAATAATAAAATTTTTCGTTTTTTATTTTATGATATAATTCCAGAACCTAAAACTACACAATGGTCTGACCACGTTTTAACTGTTAAAAGAGAAGGACGCTTTGGAGAAGGTACAGTTACTGCAGCAGGAGTAGGAACTAATATTATTGGCTCTCATTATGACGTAATAATAATGGACGATATTTTAACAGCTAAAAAAGATGACATGACAGGAGAAGAATTAGCTCCCAGTCAGCTTGATACTGAACGAGCCTTAGGTTGGGCTAAACTAGCTGTTTCCCTTCTCGATACTCCTCGTCTTGGTTATATGTATTATATAGGAACTAGATGGGGAACGAAAGATGTGATAGCTTATTTACTTGAACAACCTGAGGTATGGGATACTTATATACAAAATGTTTATATAGATAATGATTCTAGTAAAGGCGTTATATATCCTGAACGCTTCTCTGAGGAAGATTTAGAGCTTATTAAAAAAGAACAAGGTCCTTATATATATGCTAGTCAATATCTCTTAAATCCTCTCCCTATAGAGCTTATGGTCTTTCATCCTGAATGGATACAAACTTATAAAAAAGCTGATGATAAAGGATACCGTTATACTTACGTAGATCCTGCTATAAGTAAATCAGCTACTGCTTGTCGTACTGCTATCGTAACAATAGAAGCTATGGCAAATAAAGATATTTTTGTTCGTGAAACAATAGTTAAGAAAGGTATGCCTGTTACTGAACTTTTAGATCATATTTTTAGAATAGCTAGATATTGGAAACCAGAAAATATTATAATAGAAAGTGTGGCTTATCAAGAGGCTATAGGGCAATTAATTAAGGAAAGACAACGAGAAGAAAACTTCTTTTTCCTTATTAAAGATGATAAACCTAGTACCAAGATTTCTAAAGATGAAAGAATTAGAGCCTTAACTCCTCGTTTCGCTAATGGTCAAATTTTTATTAAAGATACTATGCACGAGTTAAGAACTGAGGCTCTCGAATTTCAAGGAGTAGATAACTCTCGTTACGTGGATACGTTAGATGCTTTAGCAGGGGCTGTTCGTATGGCAATGTATCCTGAAATATCAGAGAAAGAGAAAGTTAAGTTAGGTTATACTATGGCTGATATATTAAAAGAGCTTAGAGAAAGAAGAGGCTATCGCCTTCCTTTCGCTAAACAATATAGGGATATGGGAGTAGAAGAAGAGTTTTTAAATTAGGTAAAAATAAATTTCAAAATTTGAAATTAATATAAGGAGAAAAGAATATGAGAGCTAATCCAATAAAAGAATTCGATGGGACTAAAATAGTAAAGGCTGGAGCCTGTGGTCTTACTAGTCTCGTTCTTGTGGGAGACGGAACTAACGCAGCTATAGTGGAACTTCATGACCATGCTACTGCCGCTAGTGGGGATGTAGTTTTAAAACTAGGTGTAACTACTGAGCAACGAACGGCAGTTTACTGCCCTAGCGTATCGGATAGATACGCTAATGGAATTGTAGCTAAAGTTACAGGAGTAGGAGCTACGGCGTACGCAAGTTATGAGGTGTAGTTATGCCATTAAAAGAAGGAGCTAGTAAGAAAACAATTTCTAATAATATTTCACATTGTATAGATGTGTGGAAGAAAACAGGAAAGGTTAATGGTAAAAAGGTAGGAAAAGAAAAAGCTATGGAAATGTGTGCTGCTATGGCATATAGTACAGCACGTAAAACGGCTAAGGGCTCAGCCCTAGAAGGGTTATTAAAAGATGGCAGAAAAAACTAAAAGAGAACAATTACAAGAGTGGAAAGATAGGATAGAACTAGGTATTTTATATCAAAATGAGTATGGGCAAACAGATAAATGGGAACTTTATGAAAAGATGTATCGAAATAGGTTTAGTAGAGGAACTCTTCCTGTTAACTTAATTTTTGCTTTTGGTAAGTCTATGATACCTAGGGTATATTTTAGAAATCCTAGAGTGACATTGACAGCGTTAAAGCCTGGGTTTAGTTTAAAAGCTATTACAAATCAACGAGTTTGTAATTGGCTATTAGATGAAACAGGTATAAAAAAAGAAATGAAAAAATTAGTTTTTGATGCTTTCTTATATGGCACGGGAGTTGGGAAGATAGGTTATGATAGTGAGTTTGGTTATGATGAAGAACAAACTAATCCTACATTAGATGGACAGGGTACACTTAGTCAGTTTGATAAAAAGACAGAAGAATATTTAGAATATAATGTTAATATAAAGCCTGGGATGCCATGGTTTTTACGTATGCGACCTATTGATTTTATAGTACCTTGGGGAACACAAGATGTTTATAGTGCTCCTTGGATAGCTCATAGGATAATGCGACCTTATGATGATGTTATGGCAGACAAAAAATATGAAAATAAACAAGATTTAAAGCCTTCTAAAATAATAGCTTGTAAAGGAGCTCAAGAAGATGAAGTGTATAAAAAGCTAACAGAAAAAGAAAAATGGGTAGAGCTTTGGGAAATACGAGATGTTAAAAATAGAAAAATTTATACAGTAGTTATGGATCATCATAAGTTTTTACGGGAAGATGTAGATAGTTTACAAATAGAAGGTTTACCCATAGAAAGTTTAGTTTTTAATGATGATCCTATATCTTTTTGGTGTACTAGTGATGCTGCTTATATTGAGGCACAACAACTCGAGCTTAATGAAATAAGAACTCAGGCTCAAAAACATAGGGAAATAGATCTTTTAAAAATCTTGGCAAAAAAGAATACTTTTACTAAAGAGACTAGAGAACGTATTTTAAGTGGAGATGTAGGAGCTCTTGTAGAGATAGAAACTAATGAAGATATAAGAAGTGTTGTTACTCCTTTTATACCTCACATACCTGCAGATCTTGGCCCGATTGGACAGCAAGTTATAGAAGATGTACGACATATTTTAGGTTTTAATAGAAACACACAAGGGGATTATATGACAGGAAGGCGTACAGCTACTGAGGCAAAAATAGTTCAGATGGGGGCAGATCTTAGGGTAGATGAAAAGCGGGATGTAGCAGCAGACTTGTTAAAAGATATAGCTCGTAAATATTTACAATTTGTGTGGACATTCTGGAAAGGACAAAAGAAGGTAGTTGATATAGTAGGTCCTGATGGGATGGTACATTGGGTAGAATTTAAAGGAGAGGAAATAAAAGGAGAATATGCGTTTCGAGTAGATCCAGAGAACGCACTTCCTATAAATACAATGACTAGAAGAGAAGAGGCTAAGGAACTTTATATGATGACTCGGGGAGACCCTACACTTAATCCTGCTGAAATGAGTAAACAATTATTACAACAGTATGAGTGGTTAGAACCAGATCAATTAGTTATGCCTCAACAACAACAAGTTCCACAGCCAGGTTATGGAAATAATCCTGATCAACCTCTTCCTATTGGGGATGCGTCAGATGTTATTATGAAAAGATTACAAGAAAGGAAGGCTCAAGGCGATGCCTCTGTATAAGGTTAGATGTAGTAAGTGTAATAAAGAATTTGAAGCTTTTGCAATGATAAAGGATCGTTTAACTATTAAGTGTAGTTGTGGAAGCGGTACAACAATTGTTCCTTGTGCTACGGGTATACATATTTTTAAAGCAGACTGGTATGAGCATATAGATGAAGAACCAATTTGGATAGAAAGTAAGAAACAGCTAAAAGAAGAATGTGATAAGAGAGGATTATATGCTAAGGCGTTAGATTAATAGAAAGGAGGGATTGTATGGTAAAAGCAGATGTTAAAGTGGAAAAGAAGAAAGAACCTAGTTTTGCTGATAAAGTTCAAGCTAAAGAAAAAAAGATAGTAGTTACTATGACTGATAAAGGTCCTGAGGTAGATTTTTGGGGACTTTGGACAGGAGCGGAACTTACGATTGTTGAAAGAGCTATAAGAAGAGCTTATAGCACAAGAAAGCATTTAATAGTACGAAATAAATTAGTATAAATAAAAAGCGAAGGGAGAAATAAAATGGTTAGAAATGATAATGATCTCTTCACTCCACCTGAGGAAAATGCGCCCGTGCAAAAGAGTGATGAGGTAAAAGGCGAAGAAGGAAAACAGGATGGCGATACTCCTAAACCAGAAGAAAAACAAAAGGTCGATTATGTTCCTCGTACAGAATATGAGGCGGCGAGAAAAGAGATAGCTGATTTGAATAGTCGTTTAACTACGCTATCTGAAACTTTAGTTAATCCAGATTTTTTAGCTAGTCGGCAACAACCACAGCAGCAACCTCAGCAGCAGCCTTCTATAGGAGGGCAGGCTGATGAAAAGGTAAACTTTGATGAAATGAGTAGAGAAGAATATGCTAACTATATTACAACTAAAACAATTAATGCTGTTGGAGGTTTGGTTCAAAAGGTTATGCAGAGGCAGGAGTATGCAGAAACAAAAAAAGCATTAGATGATACTGTTAAAAAATATCCAGACTATTGGGACTATCAAAGAGATATGCTTGGTATAGCTAAAAAGTTCCCAGGGCTGGGACCTGAGGAAGTATATCTTATTGCATCAGGAAAGAAAAATCCTCCTAAACCTCCAGCAGCTCCTAAACCTACTTCTAGCGAAAGACCTGGAGTTTCTACATCTTTTCAGAATAAGCGAATGAACACTAATGAGGCAGCGGAAGAAGCTTGGAAATCTGTAATGGGGAATGGTTAAAATTTAATTATTTTAAGGAGTGAGGAAAAATGCCTCCAACTTTAACAGAACAACTTAATACGTTATGGACTACTACATGGCAGAATATGAGAACTGAGGCTATTGATCAAGTTTTTGGAGAACATCCTTTTTGGTTTTGGCTTTCTCATAAAGGAAAAAGACGCACTGAGGCAGGAGGAAGGTATATTTCTATTCCATTAAGCTATGGAAAAAATACTACCTTTACAACCTTAGGAATGGGTGGGCAAGTTGATATTACTAGACAAGAAAAATTAATGCCTACACAATGGAATTGGAAATATGCAGCTATTTCTGTCATAAGGTATTGGATAGAAGGATTGCAAAATAGAGGAAAAGCTCAGATAATGAGTATTATGAAAAATGAGTTAGAGAACGCTAAACTGTCTATGGCTGAAAGGCTTGAGGAAATGTTATATGGAGATGGGACAGGAAATGGGGGAAAAGATTTTGATGGCTTAGGAAACATTGTAGCGATTGATCCTACTACGGGTACAGTAGGCGGGCTGAATTCTGCGACTTATGATTGGTGGAGAAATAAAACCAAGAATATGAGCGGAGAGCCTATGTCTACTTACCTAATAACTAGAATGAGAACTATGTATAATGATGTTTCAAAAGGACAAGGTAGTGGGACTCCCGATTTCTTACTAACTACTCAAACTATTTTTGAATACTATGAGTCTGAGGTACAAGAACAAAAACAGATTGTCAACCAAGCGTTAGGTGATGCTATGTTTGAGACTGTTAACTTCAAAGGAAAACCTGTAACTTGGGCAGAAAAATGTCCTAGTGGTAGGTTATTCTTTTTGAATAGCAGACATCTTGAATGGGTAGCAGACCCCGCAGCAAATTTCTATATGACAAAATGGAAAGAAATGGCTAACCAAGTTGATGATGCTGTTGCTCAAATTGCCGTAGCAGGAAATTTAGTTTGTAATAACAGACAACGGCAAGGTGTGATATATAATATAGATGAATAATCCTTAGCTTTCAAGCCAATGAAGGCTCAGAGATTAGCGAAACTAATTCGAAAGGATAGGTAAAATAAAATGCCAAATATTGTAATTGCTGATGGAGGATATCCTATACAACAGGGTATCTATGAAGAAAGTGCGACTCAGAAGGCTGAGTTAGGAAGAAGACTTCAATTTCATGATGGTAGAGTTTTTAGATATACTCTTAATGGAGCAGGATCTATAGGCAAAGGTAAGGCTGCTATAAGTCCAGCACTTGTTGCTAATAACTTAGATGAGGTACAAACAGGGTATACTCTGAAAGTAGGACAAAAGAATGTAGAGGTTAAATTAACTACTGCTCCTGCTAGCAAAACACATTACCAAGATGGTTTTTTGTTAGTAAATGATGGTACAGGAGAAGGACAAATTTATAAGATTAAAAGTCATGATACAGGAGATGATCCTTGTAAAATTGAATTGTATGATCCTATTAAAACAGCTACTGAGGTAACTTCTGAAGTTAGTTTGATACCTAATAAGTATAATGGAGCTATAATATTAAATAATAATGATGGGGCTCCTACAGGCGTACCTGTAGGAATTCCTCTTATTGATATTACAGCAGCATATTATTTCTGGGCTCAAACTAAAGGTTATGCACCTGCTCTTGTGGATACAGGAGATACTATTGTGAGAGGCAATCCTGTCGGAAAACCTCATACTCACGCTGTTGCAGGAGCTCTTGGTACTGTTAAGAATGACGGTACTGATGTTGTTTGGGGAAGAGTGGTATGGGAAAGTGCTGCAGATGAATATGCGTTAATTGATTTGTGTTTAGAATAAATTAAAAGAGGAGAGAGGGTAAACGGAACGCATCTCGACACCTCTCTCTCCTCCCAATAATTAGTATGAAATAAATTTCAAATTTTGAAATTATTTTTAGGGAGGAACGTAAGATGGCTTTAACAATTAGTTTAGATATGCCTAAAAAAGAGCGTATCGGAAGAAGTATGTATTTATTGAGTGGTACGATTGCTTTTGATGATGATTACCAAACAGGAGGTATGGACGCTTCAGGAATAACAAAATATTTTAAAAATTGTTTAAGACTTATATGTGATGGTAGAAGTGGGTATATTTTTGAATTTGATAAGAGCAATAAGAAAATAAAAGTATTTCATCCTACTAGAATTAATGCCGCCTCAGGAACAGTTAATGATAGTTTAGGTTTTGCAACAGGAGAAAATACTCTTAATGCAGAAAATGCTGCCAGAGATATTTCAAACGCAGGTAAAGAGGTCGCAGCATCTACAAATTTAAGTAGTTTAACAGGCGTTAGTTTTATTGCGATAGGAGTTTAATATGGCATTAAATAGAAGTGCTTTAATTGAACATGCAGTGTGGGCTACAGGAAATAGAGATGATATAGGGGATAAAGTTAAGGTATGGTTTAATTGGGCTCTTCGTAGAATTGATAGGATGTGTGATATTAAAGGATTAGAGGTTAGGGCTACAGCTAGTACGGTAATAGATCAGAAAGTTTATGCCCTACCTTCTGATTGTAAGTATGTAGAAACATTACGAGTTTTAGATGATACACAAAGTAAACTTCTTAGGTTTGTTTCGGCTAGAGAGTTTGACCAAGCACATCCTTATCCTGAAGGAAATTCTACTGAAAAACCTTTAATTTATGTTCCTTATGAAACAACTTTTGAGCTTTATCCTATTCCTAATGCTGTATATACTTTATTGCTTAGGTATTGGAAATGGCAAGATGATTTAGAGAATGATACTGATTTTCCTGAAATTAGTTATGCGGATGATATTATAATTAAAGCTCTTATTGTAGAGATATGGGAACAACTGGAAGAGCTTCAAAAGAAACGAGATGCTTTAGATAATTTATATCTTGGGTTACAATCTCATAAATATGTAATGAATTTAAGACCAGATTGGACAGAACAAGCTAGAGGATTTACACAAAAAGAAGGCAAACCTTTAGATTATTTGACTAATCCTTTTTATAGAGGAGATTAGTTATGTCTATATGGACTAAGATAGATAATCCTACAACAGAATGGATAAAACTTCCTTATCGAGGAGCAGGATGGTTTCAATCTAAATGGATAGAACAACCTTGGTTTGGAGAAATAACTAATCCTTTATGGGTTTGGACAGAGTGGACTAAGATAGATAATCCTATTACGAATTGGACGGTAGTATGATGTTAAAAAAATTTTTAGTAGTTATAGGAATAATAGCTATTGTTACAATGATAGCTTTTGCACAAACAGGTAGTTATACAACACATGGATATTTTTATTTACCTGATTATGGTGCGTATGGGTTAGATGAATATAATGAATATAATACCTATATGGAAATAGCGGATAATCAGATACAGGATAATAAAGAGTCTATCGAAGCAATTGAGGCGGATTACCTCGTAGCTGCTGACCTTACTGACTATTACACCAAGCTTGAGATAGATGCCTTTAATTATATTACTACTGCAGAGGCAGTAGCTGCTATTAAAGCTGACGTTGATTGGAACGCTACCGAATGGGATTTAGCCTATGGCTGGGGCGATCATTCACTTGAAGGTTACCTTACTACAGTAGCCCTAAATGATATAAGTGATGTTGATACTACAGGAGTTGCAAATAATAAGATACTGAAATATGACCTTGGTACAACCAGCTGGATTATCGCAGATGATGAGGATACAACTTATACCTCAAGTGATTTTACTCATGATGACCTGACTGGTGTTACAGCTAACGAGCATATAGACTGGACTATCTCCCAATCTCCTACTGTAATACATTCAGATAACTATACTGATACAGATACTGATACTTTGATAGGATTGACTGATACTCCAGCAAATTTTGATGATACTAAATTCCTGAAATCAGGAACTACAAGTGCTACATGGGAAGCTTTAACTGAAAGTGATATAACCGATTTAGGAACTTATTTAGAAGACATTACAAGCGAAAACTTTGCCTCTTTGTCTGATATACCAGCACATCCAGCAGCTGATAATAAAATATTAGAAACATTGGCTGGAGGAACTTATCAATGGATTGATACGCCTTCTGGTAATGGCGGAGGTGGTGCTACTACCTTCACAGGCTTAACTGATACTCCTGCTAATTATACAGATGCAGCAGGAAAGTTTGTCAAAGTTAATTCTACTCCTGACGGCTTGGAGTTTTGGGATGGTAGTAATATTGCTATGACTGATGGGAATGAAACGGTTAGTGGGATTTGGGCTTTTACAAATTATTCAGTTATTGGGAGATTCCACGATGTACCTTCATATAGTCCTCAGTTACAATTCCATCGTGCAAGAGATGGCGACCCCACTTATATTGTACAGACAAACGATGTTTTAGGGGAACTTGTATTTTATGGGGCAAGAAGTGAAGGAATGGCTTTTGGAATAGGTGCGTCTATAAAAGCAATCGCAGATGGGGTTTTTGCGACAGCAGATTATCCAACTCGAATTGAGTTTGCAACTGTTCCTGATGATAGTTCCACTCTTACTACTCGCATGGCAATAGACAATGCTGGCAATATTAAAATGGGTGACGGGGCATGGACTAACTATGTAAATATTTCTAATGCTGGGGCATTGACATTAGAAGGTACAGCCAATATAGAAGGCGTTAACGCTACCGAATTTGGTTATTTAGATGGTGTAACGAGTGATATACAGACACAGCTAAATACTAAAATTGCAAACGTTGTAGATGATACTTCTCCTAAACTGGGCGGTAATTTAGATGGTGACAATAAAAGATTAACCAAAACAGGTACAGTTGAATTTAATGGGCTTTACGATAATGGCAATTCTGGCAGCTCTATAACTATAGATTGGCAAAAGGGACAGTATCAGGAAGTTACAGTATCAGCTAATACTGTAATCAGTTTTAGTAACGCTTTTGTGGGAACGATTACTCTAAACCTGAACTATGGTGGTGCTTACACAGTAGACTTTAATGCAGGCTATACGATACAGACCGAAGGTGGAACTGCTTTAAGTTTTACTGAAACTAATGGTGCATTTGATGTGGTGAAGATATACTACTACGGAACAACGGATACTTATGTGGTGGGGGTATTAGCTGATGTTAAATAAATTAAAACAATTAATAATACCAGTAATAATATTTGTTTTGTTATTCAGCCTATCGGCAAGTGCGGACATGGAAGGTAGTGGAACATCTGGCGACCCTTATATTATAACTAATGCTACTGACTTGAAGAATGTTGAAAACGATATGAGTGCCTATTATGAACTTGCCAATGATATTGATTTAGATGGCGATAATTTTGAGCCTATCGGCTATGCTTCATGGTCAGGATTTACTTCTTTTACAGGGCATTTTGATGGTAAAGGGTATAAAATCTATAACGGCTCTATTGGTAGTGAGGGCGTTGATTATTCGAGTGATAACTATATTGGTATTTTTGCACGCAATAATGGAACTATATCAAACGTAGGTAGTGAGATTGATGTTAGTGGTAATTATTATACAGGTGGTCTTGTTGGGTATAATTATGATACTATCCAAAATTGCTATGCCTCAGGAAGCGTTAGTGGTACTAATAATATAGGTGGTCTTGTTGGGTATAATAGGGGTACTATTCAAAACTGTTATGCTACAGGAAGTGTTAGTGGTAATAGTCGGGTAGGTGGTCTTGTTGGGTATAATTACCAAGCGAAAATAGTATACTCCTATTCTACAGGCAAACCTTCAGGTATTTCTTCCGTAGGCGGTTTTTGTGGGTATAGAACTACTGGCGGTAATTACGAAGACACTGAAAACTACTGGGATACTGATACATCTGAAACTACATCATCTGCGATGGGAACAGGAAAAACTACCACCCAAATGAAGGATATTGATACCTTTGTTGGCAACTGGGATATGGTTGCTATTGGCGATTACGTTGATGAAGATTGGTTTATTGATGACGGAAATGATTATCCGAGATTAGGTTGGGAGTGGGAAGTATTAGATGTAGTAAATGTCTTATTTTTATTCAGTAATTTTTAAGGGAGTGATAACGATGAAGGAATATATTAAACAAAGTGATTATGATTTAAAAGTACGAGAAACAAAGACTAAAGAAGATGTTTATGGTTATGATTGGTTACTCAATAAAAAAGCATTGCTTGAGCAGAGAAGGGCAAAAGTATTAGCAGAGATTGATAATGAGTTAAGCTGGGTGAATGGTATGATAACTGAGGCTGATAAGTTGGGTATAAAGGAAAAACCTAAAGAAGAAGAAGAAAAAGAATCCGTTGTTAAAGAGGGATAATTATGGAAATGGAATTGATAACCAAAAT